AGTAATTTTTGGTGCTTCGCCAGTTAACGTTAAAGATACTTGCTGGCATATTTGTGCAGCGTCACACAACGTTCCAGTTATATCCATTATTTACCATCGATTGGACTAAGACGAACGCGATCAACCTGGAGACGGTTAAAGTCACCAACCCGGAAACTTGAAAGCAGAAGTTCATAAAAACCAGCTGTATATGGTGGCTGACCTTCATCAAGAGAAAGCTTGATTAACTCCGGGTAATCACCACCCAACCAGGCATAGCCCATTTGCTCACGCATGGTATAAGGCTTGCCAGTCTTATTCGAAACACCATTACGAACATCTACAGTAACCTGAGAGGGTTTAATTTCAACTTTAACCATTTCTAACTCCAAATAATAAGCGAGGGATTAATGTAAGTACGATTGCGATTATCAAAGTATAAAAACAGGACTCAAAAATAATCTGAATGAATGATATTACCCAACCGAACATAATTGCAAACATTTTATTATCCTATTTACAAATTTATTTTTAACTAAATTAAGATAATAGAATACCGCCTCCAGATAATAGAGGTTTAATTAACCCGGTATAACTATTCTCTAAAAAGAGAATCAAATATTAATTCATCGTGCATTAATATTCCGTGATTATCACATTTATCACATATTAATTTCTCACCATTGCAGGCATCGCAGATATAATAGTTTTTCAATATTAATAAAATTAACTGAGGAGTTAGCGGGCACTCCTCAGAATCCGAAAAGTTACTTTTTCCGTTAAGCATATCGTGACATTGGCTCCTGATACCATGCAGGATACTGATTCATGAAATCCACATTGATTGCACGAATAAAAGGTACAACATTATTTTTTTCTGCCGTCAAGTTCTTAAGCTGAGCTTTTGAAAGTCCGACAGAAGTTAGATCCTTTTCATGTCTCCAGAAAGTTTTGCGATCCATAGTTAAAGCAACATTATCATATCCTTCATTTACCAGGCGGCGATAGAAACCAAACAAACGATTCGGTTTTGATTTAGAAACATTTCCAGTTTTGGTAACTGTTGAATAAGCATCACACAAAGAATCGTAAACTTTTGAATCATCATAAATATTCATTTCTGCACCCTCTAACGCGCCGAAGATATCTTTAAAAGCTTTCTTCCACAAATCACAAACACACTCAAATTTTCCGGTCGGATAAGAATTCTGATACTTTACAAAGTTAATTAAATTACGAGGCAATCCAAAAGATTCAAAATAACGGGTATGTAAACGAGCTTCAAAACGAACCAAACCTACAGCAAATTCCTGTAGATCTGGGTTAGATAAGACTTGCAGAGCATTCTTTTCATACTGGCTGAGCTGAGAGGATTTTTTACGGCGCAATCTCGTTATCTGCGCCTGCATCTCATTCCATTTCAAATATGATACAAGAGTACGATGCCTGGAACCGCCGTTCCAAGTAACTGTAGTGTCGTAGTCCTGCGCCTTAGTTTTCTTAGTCTGACCATTACTAACGTTACGAAGGTAATTAATGACCTGATTAGCCATTGCCTGAGTCTGGACACGAGCACTAAAAGTTACGTCGATTCTTGATACTGAAGTGTTTGGGATATCAAGCAGTTCGTAGAGATCCGGCATAGACTCAGAAAGGATCCCGAAGAACTCAAGAGAGCAAAGCTCAAAATCTGTAGGGCCGAAAACGTTATGACCTTGCAAGATTTTAGCCGGAGACGCCTTTAGCTCTACGCATGGCTCACAGTTCAAACCACCTTCAAAAAGCTTGAAGGCAACGCCTGTATAGTGAGAAGCTAATGATTCATAACGATGTTTCAAGCCTGAAACCGTCAAATCACCGTCGATTGCGTATTCAACGGAATGAGCGGAAAGAATAAGCCCAGAACGGCGAGCGACCTCTGTTAGGTCAACATGAGCAACATAGTTACCAGCAGAATCCAACCTCTCATTTACGAGGTAGGGCTTAAAAGGAATCCGCAATACCAGCATATCTATCATGACTTCAACCACTCAGACACTCACCATGTGCACACTGTACCAGATGTGTCAGAATGGTCAAGACGTGTAAAAAAGTTTTAACAATAGGATAAATCTTATGTCTGAAACAAGCAAGAGAACCACTGTAACTATCAACAGGCACATGGCCGAACTGCTCAAAAATGCAACAGTTGAGGCCACAACACGCGCAAACTTGCCTATAAAACAATCAGATTTAGTAAATTACCTTATAAAACATAAACTTAAAGAAGCAATAGAAGGCGTTTTAAAGGAAAAAGGCTTGTAGCATCAGGTCAAAATGACACAAGAGTCCACTATTAAACAGAGTGGACTCTGAAACCGCTGCGACCGAACACCAAAAAAAACCCAAACCAAAAACACAAAACCGGCTTAACAGGGCGATGGGTCACTACGTGATCCATCACCCATAAAAAGTTTTCTTAAATGGAGTGTCGTAAAGCAGAAAAACGGAACCCCAAAGGGGCCCCCCGTCTTTCAGCTTGACGAATTACAGCCCAGAGTTGTCTTACAGTTGAAAACGGAAAAGGCATCCCGGTAAGGGGGATGCCTCCTCGCAAGCTGCGGGGGCTTCCCCCTTACCGAGCTACCTTCCTCGCCTGCAACACGACCACAATATCTGTTTTGTACTTCTCGCTGCTTTTAGTCGAAAACCACGAAGGCATAAAGGTTAAGCCTGTATCTGTATCGTTCGTCTTATTTTCTGCAAGCCCACCAATCAGAATTATGTCACCGTCTTTTACAGATACTGCTGTTGAGATACTACGCTTGATGAGCGTTGGAGAGTTATTTACACCTGTATCCGTTTTGGCAAAATTTGACAGTTCCTGGCTGATGTTCAAATCAATGACATCTGAGCGAACATAAGGCAAGACGTTAAAGATTACCCCGCTAGAACGGTATTCTACCGACTGTACAGCCTTGTCACCCTCATAAGAGACATTACCCAGTACTGGTACATCCTCACCCACAGAAAACGAAGCCTGAGCCCCTGAGCGCGCTCTGAGAGACGGCGAGCTAACTACATGAAAGCGACTATCAGTCCTGAATAGCTCGTACAGGGCATTAAGACTACCACTACTGAACTTAACAAAATTCTGGCCACCGCCTTCAGCAGTTCCGCCAATCTGGATCGAGAGCTTGTCATTAAGAAGCTTGGCAGCCAGCTGCAAGCCAGAACCATTTCTTTCATTTGTCTGAACTTCAAAGACGTAACCACCGACATAAACTTCAGAGGATGGTGTATCTATAACGGGTAACACTTCCTCAATCTTCCTAATATCTGACCGGGTACCATAATAGACAAACACATCACCATCACCGTTGATATTCCCAGTTCGGGCAACAGAAGGTTGCATCGTTACACCCTGTACTGGCTCAGCACCTGCCACTGATCCAAAATCGCCGCCAACAATCCCACGAAGAAGGCTTGAAAGGTATGCAACACTTCGATGCTTAGGCGTATAGACGAAAGAATATTTAGGCACATCAACCTGTTTCGGCGTAACCATATAAATATAATCAACGCCATTTTTATTACTAACAGCGACATTCATATTACTCAGGTATCTGACAAAAAACGCTTTTGCATCCACGTCTTCAGTAACATGAAACGACACAACACGCGTATCATTTGCCAGCTCTGGCGCAAGCATAAAAGGTTGTTTAATTACATCCGAGTAAAAGAAATTGATAGCCTTTGGCAACTGCATTGCATCCAAACGAAAATCAACTTTTACTGCAAAAGAAGGTAAAGAGAATATAACCAGAATAAAGAAAAGTAACTTTTTCATGATTTTTCGCCACTAAAGTAAGATACGATTTCGCCGTCAACAATTCCATTAAGCATCAAGCCATCATTTGAAAAACCTGCTCTTGAGACCAATCTATTAAGACCAACAGAATCCGTGAGAATTACAAAGCTTTTACCTTCCTTAACAAGAGTCCCATTAATTCTCCACCTTTTAGAAAGCCCCGGCTTTTGAATAACCTGTTGTTTAGGTAAGGATTCATTATTTTGAACAGTTACATTATTTGCTGTCTGTTTATTTTGAGGAGTGCTCACCTCTTTATTTTCAGGCGTTGAACCTTTAAAAAAAGAATAAACAAAATAACCAGAAGAACACAGCATAATTATTATGAAGCTAAACAGAACCCAAAGCTTTTTCTGTTTAAAAATATTCTGCCTGTCATCAGTTGTTTGTTCATCACCCTGCCCGCCGTAATGAGAATGATATAAAGCAAATATTTCTTTGTTATATTTATTCTGATAACTCGTGACACGAGAATTTTTAAATAATTTCACACCAGTAAAAACATCAACACGATATCGATTCTTAAGGCCTACAGAAACATGTTTCTGCATTCTATAAGTTGTTTCAATACGTGTTTTAATAAATCTGGCTATCGTGTCAAGGCTCTGATTAATGACAACAATATCACAAGTCGCCAAAGTATCTTTATCAGACATATGACGATGCTCAGCGAAAAAAGCCTTATGTTCTTTACAGATATTCTTGTCACTATCCCAGAACCGCCAAGCCTCATCAATTGCGATCAAATCACCACTTTTGCAAAATGTCTCTTCCTCAGCGTCTTTATAGGGCAAAAATTGAGGGCTTAATACGTCATCATTTGTACAATTAACAATTGTGCCAAGTGAATCTAAATCCTTATTATGCCTTTTAGCGTATTCATAAAAGTTACTTTCTTTTACGCCATCAATATTGGTTACTATTCTCCTACCTGCCAAATAAGCAGGAAGGATAACAGAACCTACAACCTCATAAGATTTTCCATGCCCCGGAACACCAACATATGCAGAAATAGCCATAATTAACCTATAATCGGAAGACGCCTAATAATAAACCGTGTAAAGAGAGCGCTAAATACTAAAGGAATACCAATATCCGCCTGAAAATAATAAATAAAATACCACATGCCATCCGGCAGTTTATTAAACAACTCAGCAACTTGACCAGACTGGGGGAGCCTGTCAGCCACAACTGAAAAAAGCTCCTTTACTGCAAAAAACAAAGCCGTAAATAAAACGAACTTTAATACAACACCTCTTAAAAGGTATGCCAGAACTGAGTTCAAAGCAGATAACACTATTCCAAACATGATTCACCTACGCGCTTAATACAACTCGAAGTGCAACAATAGCCCAAATCAGGGTTGAGACGACTTTTGCTATATCCCGTAATTTCTCGAACAAATCACATTGTGAATCAATAGTAATGAGAGTATCGAACACCTCAAAGCTACCAGTAGGGCAAACAGCTGCATGTCCTGAAAGCTTCATATTATCTATCCATGAAAGCGGTGTTATCACAGGTTCCATAATCTGTTTTGCGGTCGGAGTATCACCCAAATCTGGTTCTTTAATATTTGGATTCTCTCCCAAATCAATACCAGGTGATTCAGCACTCTTTACCTTATTTGGAATGTTTACAGTGCCATCAGACTTAAATGCCGAATCAAAAACACCTGCTTTTGTAACAACTCCATTATCCTTAGCAAGTAAATCTTTAATCTCAGCTACAGTAACAGCATCAGTATCGCTAAAAGGCACGCCGTCATAACCCGTTTGCGTTGCTGCGTCGTGCATCAAATCATTAATAGTTTGCGCAAGTACTTCCGCTTTAACTTCGGTCTGACCTGCTACCTGTTGCAGTTCGTCAGCAGTTTGAAGGATAGAAGATCCAATATTAGGTAAAGTCTCACCTGATTTTAAAGTTCGCTGATATGTGAAAATTGGTACCTGAGTTGCACCAGTTTGCCCATTTGGCGAATACCAGTAAGTTGTGGTTCCCTTAGTTCCAACCGTACTAATCCAGGTATTAAAAATTGGTTCGTCGGTCAACGAATAAATTACCCACGTAGAACCTGTTGGATTGCGATAAGCCGGAAGATATGGCATGCCACGTACATCCTTGCCTGAAGCATCCTTCATATAAACAAGCTGACCGTTCCAAAGCTTCATTTCACCTATACCGGCATTGGCAGGGCTACGGTATACGGGTACTGGCGAAAACGGCACATCAGTCTGTACGCCATCCACAGTGACAGTGTAACCGCCACTAGAGTTAACTTCTCCATTTACGAATTTAACGCTTGAGTCGAATACGTCATCGAAAAGATCGTAAAGAGAATATGCAGTTCCGACCGTACCAAGACCCGCCCAAGTCGCCTGACCAGATCGAGATAAAAAGTTACTTTTGGGGACTAAAAGCTGTTTGGCTAAAGCTGATTTTTCGACATTCTGAATGGTTGCAGCCGCTACTTGCCTGGTAAAAGCAATATCAGCAGCTTTTTCGGCGGAATATATAGCAGCACGACGAGCAATAACGGATCCGAAGATTTCACCAAGACCAATAATTACAGGGTTTGCAAACGCAATTCTGGGGAAACTGCCGTAAGCAATCATCATGCAGAGAAAATAAACAACTACCCTTTTAAACCTTGTATAACGGCCCATGCACACATCAACCCCCAGAGGAAAACAACAAAATCTATAGTCTGTAATTCCATAGAAAAAGGGAGGGTCTCCCCTCCCCTCCCGAGATTTAATTAAGCAGAACGAACCATACGCAGCACATGCTTAACGCCAGCATAAAGCGCATACAGGCCAGCTACAGCAGCTGCGATACCCAAAATCGCAGTGGTAACACCAGAGAAGCTAATAGCGCTAGTCAGAGGCGACAGATCAACCTCGGTGGTACCTTCAGCAGCCATAACAGCAGGAGCAGAAACAGCAGCAGCAACAGCGAACGCACCAACAATTACTTTTTTCAGGATAGACATAATTCACCTTATACATTTTTAATGAAACGTAATACCGTACCTATTCCCAGAGAGAAAAGATAAAGCGACATTACAGAGGAAAAAGCCAAACCCCAAACTTTACCTAAATATGAATAATC